CTATTCGGTTTAAGTTATCCATATTAAGTTTGAACACTGGTTATTCCATATGGTCCTGCTCCTGTTCCAATTGTCGCTGGAGACAAGGCGGTAAGTTGACCATTGGTAGAATTGATTGAATACATGTTTATTGTATTATCATTATAATTTATGCAGTATAAAAATTTACCAGAGGTGTCAATAGTAAGATGAAATGAAAGACTGCCAGCTGGGATGGTAACGGGGGATAGTGGCGTAAGATATCCTGTTCCTGCCGTTATCGCATACATTGTAATGAAACCTCCAGAAAAATCAGCTACATAAGCATATTTATTATCTGGGGTTACGACTATTTGATATGGACGCGCTCCAGAATTCACCGTATTAACAATATAGTTCATTTGTCCTGTACTCGGGTTCAAATCAAATTGTACGATGGCATGCCATGCTGGATCGGTTATTGGCACATATAAAAATGACCCCGTTGTATCAATGGCTGGCTGACCGGGAAGACTTCCAGCCGGTATTGGTGATCCGCCTAAAACAGTTAAAAGGCCAGTACCTAGATCAATAGAATATTGAGCTACATCTCCGCCTGCAGCATTTACTACATAAGCAAACTGTCCGGAAGGAGTGATTACCATAAATTGGGGAAACGCTCCACCAGTGGCAATAGTTCCAAGTGAGGTTAATTGCCCCGTGCCCGTATTTATCGAATACATTTCAACGGTAGTGGAAGCCTGATTCATAACATAAAGCCAATTTCCGGATGGGTGTACTGTAATACCGCTGGGCTGAGATTGCGTAGCAATCGTCGCCGGAGACAAAGCTGTTAGTTTACCTGTTGTCTGGTTAATGCTATACATTGATACTGTATTATCAGTGTTATTAGTGCAATAGGCGAATTTTCCGGATGGGTGAGTAACCACGGTTATAGGACCATTTCCTGAACCCACTGTAGCTGGTGATAGAGCAGTCAATTGTCCGCTGATTTTATTAAGACTATACATAGAAAGATCATTGTCGCGGTAATTTGCAGTGTAAACAAATTCGTATGTGGGGATGGCCCCTACCAGGACATCGAATTGAGCTAGTGCGGAAGTGCTTCGTCGTAAGATATACTCCCCGCCCTGCAAATCATAAATTACAATGATTTCACATAGCCACGTATTCTGAATGGCTGTGGCGTCAACGTAGAAATTGGAAGTAAGCGTTCCAATAGGGAAATTCATGCCAAAGGGCTCAACAAATGTAGAATCTGTGTAAATAAATGTTACATTATCCCAATTTGCCGAATTGGAAAAGTGTCCTGTTATGCCCATTTGCGATATAAGCTGAGATGGTGATAGAGTTATTGGTCCAGAGACAACACCCGGAAGTATTGAAGCCGGTAAACCTGTTAGAATTGATGGCATTTTAAATCTCCACTAGGCATATCGAATATGGTGCGCTTCCAGTGTTTATTAGAGCCGGAGACAGCGCGGTAAGTTGTCCCGTAGTTTGATTAATAGAATACATGCTCAAGTTATTACTGGTGTCATTGATACAATACAAGAAATTTCCCGTAGAATCAGTTACCAATTTATACGGCAAGGTACCTGCCGCAATGGTCGCCGGAGATAGCGCAGTTAGTTGCCCCGTACTAGCGTTTACAGAAAACATGGAAATATAATTTCCAGTGAAATCAGCCACATAAGCAAACGCATTATTCGGGGTTAACACCATACCGATAGGTCGTATTCCGCAGTTTACAGTAGAAGGAGATAAAGGCGATAATTGTCCTGTACTTGGATTAATTGAATATTGTGCCACTGCATGTACCGCTGCATCACTTAGTGGAACATATAAAAATGTTCCGAGAGAATTCATTGCCATTTCAATCGGAAGACTACCAGTGGCTAGCGGTGAGCCAGACAATGCTGTCAATTGACCTGTAGTTTGATTTATGGAATACATCGCGACACTATCACCCGATGCATTTACTACATAAGCAAATGCTCCAGATGGGGTTATAGACATATATTGAGGCATGGTGCCTCCAGTTCCAATAGTCGCTGGCGACAGTGCGGTTAGTTGCCCGTTTGATGCGATGGAGTACATGGAAACCGTATTTGAGCTTTGGTTCATGACATAAAGAAAGTTTCCTGTGGGATGTACGGTGATTCCCAATGGACCATTACCTGTTCCTATGGTAGCTGGAGACAAAGCTGACAACTGACCTGTTGTTTGATTAATGCTATACATTGATACTGTATTATCGGTATCATTAGCACAATAAGCGAAAGTTCCGGCTGGATTTGTTTTAGCATCTGTTGGGCCATTTCCACAACTTATAGTCGCTGGAGACAATGCTGACAGCTGTCCAGTGCTATTATTGACACTGAACATAGAAATATTGTTACCACTGTAATTTGCCACATACACTAATGAAAGAGATATTCCCGCTATTTCATTATAAAGCGTCCACACATTTGTAGCGGTTTGAACTAAAGTGGCAACAGCATATTGCCCAGAAATGCCGTTATAATTATTCAATGAATTCATGGTGACGCCGCCCGCCGGACTAAATCTAACACTTCCAGCGCCAAGCTGCATGACATCAATTTGGGCACCAATTGGAAATGCCACTGATGCATTGGTAGGAATAATCACAGTTTGTGAATATGGATTATTCATTGTAAGCATTGGATTATTTCCATTACTACTCGCATCAGTGAGAGCTAGCGTATAAATTGTGCCAGTTTGATTATTGAAGGTGCGGGCCGTAGTACCGCCGCCTCCAGGCGGCATAGCCCAAGAACCGTCGGCACGTAGAAAATTAGCCGTGCCTCCACCCGAAGCAGGTACAAGTCCTTGTAATAGAGAAGTAAATTGATCTAAGTCAGCAGTGAGTTGTGCGGCAGTGACATCTAAAGGATTTGCCGCAGATCCAGTGTTATTGCCCTTATATGTATGGGCCGCCATTTCCGCTAAAAATTTATTTTTAATTTGAGACATAAAATTTGAAGTGTCCTATCTTCAGAGCATCCGCTCCTGCTTCGGCTGAACCATTCAGCCGGTAAGAAAGGGGCAGGTTTTACCCTGCCCCTTCATAATGTTACGCCAGCCATTCATAAGTTACAACTAAAATATCCGTTGCAACAAGAGCGGCGTTTCCGCCTGTGGCCAAATCACCTGCGAAGGTAATTCTTGTAACTCCACCTGCTCCACCAGTGAGATCAACGGTGAAATCCGCTGTCTTCTGTTGAGAGGGGCCGCCGACTACAAACAACTCCACAGAGTTATCTGAGGGGCTAGATCCAAAAGCCACATGAGCTAAATCTACGTATTGATTGGTAATATCTGTAGAAGTTAGCGTGAATTGTTCCTCTTTAGCCTGCAATGAAGATAGATCATTAGATCCATTAATATGGGTCGTGCTACCATCAACTTGCACTGAGAGGCTACCACTGCTCATTGCCAAGGCACTTGAGGATGCCGGGATTTTTACCATTCCAGGATTGGACGCTGATGCCGATTGCGCATAAATGTCGCTTCCGGAAATCACCAAACCATCAGAGGATGGAGTTTGGCTATCAATTGTACCAACGGTTGTAACCCCGCTAGCCGCTGGCGTTGCCCATTTAATGCCCAATGCTTGAGTGGAATCAGCTGTAAGCACTTGGCCATCAGTTCCAACTGCTAACCTAGCGTTAACAGTACTGAATCCGAGAACATCGCCTTTTGTCGTCAAAGGCGACAAAGCATTAAACGCAGCATTCGCCGAAGCCGCAGAAGTGCCAGTACCGCCTGCATTTAGCGGTAGTGGTGAACCACTAGTGGGAATAGACAACATCGTCTGAACGTCTGACACTGACAAGTCAGATGGCGCTGCCGAACCTCCCGTTTTATTACCTTTTAATGTCAAAGTGGCCATGTTAGCCAATTTAGCATTTGTTACCGCCGAATTTGCGATAAACTTAGTCTGAATTTGAGCCATATTTTCTCCTTTTTATTTATTCAAATTGGACAACTAATTTGTCGCCAGCGGTCAAAATGCCGTCTAAGCCGAGACCGCTCCAGCTTAGTTGTGTTCCTGAAACCGTATAATCAATACTGTAATCCTGCATTGGGCCGCCTATTACAGTTAAAATGGTGTTGGCCGCCGTTATGGGGGCTGTCGAAAGAGTTACATAACCATTCGTAATGTCAGTGGATGATAGAGTAAAAAGATTTACCTTATACGTGCCACTAGATAACGTGTTGATTTGATTCTGAATATTGGAAGTTACGCCACTTACATATCCTAATTCTGTGTCAGTAACCGTTGAAGACGCGATTTGTTTGCTGCCATTTGCAATTAGAGCAGTGTTTGCCGTCAGTCCAGTTATGGCAACAGTGCCTCCAAATGTTTTATTACCTCCAAATGTTTGCGTGCCAGCAGTTACCACACCAGGGAAACCCGAACTGGCGGGCTGAAGCGTTAAAATTTGAGTTGATAGACTAGCCGCATTACCATTAGGTGAAGACCCAACAGTTCCAAGCGTTACATCTCCGCTGTTTGTGCCTCCTAAATTTGATGCCGATATGTTACCGGTAAATGTTTTGTCCCCAGCGATGGTTTGAATGCCGGTTGACAACATGCCAGGATTAGAACCATCAGCCGTTTGAGCATAAATATTAGTACCTAAAATTACTAGTCCATTCGCTGACTTAGTTTGACTATCAATGGTTCCAACTGTGGTGACGCCGGCAGACACAGATGCCCATTTAATGCCTAAAGTTTGTGTAGAATCGGCGACTAAGAACTGACCATCAGAGCCTACAGGTAGACGTGCATCAGTAGAGCTAAATCCCAGAATATCACCTTTTGTGGTGAGAGGAGATAAAGCCGCGAATAAAGCACTAACACTGCCGTAATTATTGCCAGTACCGCCAGCCGCCAATGGAAGGGGGCTAGATGAGGTAGGAATGGCTAGCATGTACTGAACTTGAGACACCGATAAGTCTTGAACGTCTACAGAGCCTAGTAATGTAGCGTTGCCTTTAAGTGTCTGCGCTGGCATTGTGGCTAAATTGCTATTGGACACTGTATGGGTCGCAATAGTAGTGGCGAAAGATCCAGTGCCAGAGCCGGTTACTTGGCCGGTTAGGGTTATGGTTTGGTCCCCTGTATTCGTTCCTGAGAGATTTGACGCGCCTAACGAACCGGAGAATGTACCAGAACCTCCACTTAGTGTACCTGTCAATGTAGGCGAATCGGAAAATACGACGTTTCCGGTGCCGGTTGTTCCAAATACGAGAGTTCCTTGGATTTTATTGACTAAGGCGCCAGCAATACCCGGACCGTAAGCTATTAAATCACCGGTTAATCCAGTAATATAGTCTCCAGCAGGTTGAGCATTGTTAAAGTTATTCCAATCTGTTGAACTTAAAGCTCCTGTATGCGTTGCATCCGCTAATCCTAAGCTAAGTGTTTGACCTACAAGGGAAAGTCCATTTGCTGTGCCTAAACTAACGTCTCCGGAGTTGGTGCCCGACAAATTAGACGCGCTAATAGCCCCTATAAACGTCTTATCTCCGCCTATTGACTGTGTGGTAGCAGACAGTAGTCCTGGATGCGTGCCATCAGCCGGCTGTAGCGTTAAAACCTGTCCTGTAAGGCTAGCACCATCGGCATTAGGTGAGCTTCCTAATGCTGTTAAGCTCACGTCTCCCGTATTGGTTCCTGAGAGGTTAGAGGCTGAAATGCTGTTTTGAAAGGTTTTAACTCCAGCAAATGTCTGGGCCGCCGTGTTAACTAAACCGGGATAAATTGAAGATGCACTTTGAAGGATTAGAGATCCGGAAGACAACACTGCGCCGTTAACAGAAGGCGGAACGCTATCAATCGGTCCTATTGAGAGGGAAGAACTAGGCGTGGCAAGCGCAAGCCACATGCTGGTGTTTGCATCGAATGCATAAAGAGTATAAGTATCTAATGTTATTGCCAGTTGGCCATCTGGCGCATTGGGAGGCAATGATGCAAAGGTCGTATATGCAGGAACTCCGCCGCCAAATTGAGGATATGTGATAAATTCTTCAGTCATCATTGACTGGATTCTCCCAGAATCCTATATAATAAGCTTCGACGGAACCGGCGCATACACTGAAATAGGTCTAGAAGCACTAAGTGACCCACTTGTCGCTGTAATGGTTACTGAACCTGCCGCGACAGCCACAATGATTCCTTTATCTGCATCCACGGTCGCAATAGTCGAATCGCTAGAACTAAATGAAATAGGCGAAGATGCAGAAGTTGCCCGACCATTTTGATCTAGAAACATTGGATGTAGCGTATATTGCATCCCTACAGGTAGTTGAAGTGGCGGTATATTTGCGGCGCCTTTAGGTAACTGGATCGATGGTGAGCTTGCCATATTTTCTCCTTTAAGTCCAAATAGTTCCGTTATAAGTTGTTAAAGCATGAGTTGTAAAGTTCCATGCAATCATGCCTTCCACTGGGGTAGTAATAGTTGTGTAGTCTGGCAATACTGGGGCTCCATTACTCCAGTTCATCGCCGTAGCACCAGCCGCCACTAAGTTTCTATTCTGCCAATCTATAGATGTCGTGCCGTCATTGGCATAATCAAGTCTGTTATTAGAATCAATAGAAACAGCGGCAGAGGTGTCATTTATGACACCAGAAAAGGTGAGTGAGGGCGTAAAAATTTCCATGTTGCCATCAACAGCGGCGACATTAATGCCTGCCAATGTTGCAAAGCTCGAACCTCCTTGATTGAAACTGAAAGCAATGCTAGAATATGCACCGCCAGCATCATAAGGATCTAGTGTTTGCAACGTAAGTGATGGATTTGTAAGATAATCTCCTTCAGATTTAATAATTTCACTGCCGAGTACATCAACTTGACCAAATGACCCAATAGACACTAAACCAGGAGATGACCAATTTAACTGTTGTGTGATTCCATCGCTTCCATAAAGAATTCTATTATTTACGTCAATAGAAAGAGCCATTGAGGTGTCATTTAATGTCGATGTCTCAATAGTACCTTCAAATTTATTAACGGAATCTGCTCCCGCAGAATAGATATTGTAATTATTACTTCCCACACCGCTTTGATCTTCAATATAAAGGCCAAAGTTGTTGGTGACACTCGCGCCATCGATAGGAGTATTTATATATAGTGCCGCTGTATTTGTGATAGCTCCACTTTCCGCAATAATCTGAGCATTTAGAGCATACGCACTTGTAATTGTTCCACCACTAACTACAGGACCAGCGAAAATACCAGATAATTGGGAAATGGACCCAGATCCCGAATAAGTCGGTTGAGTGAAGATTCCCGCAAGAATGCCTGACATATTGGCCGATCCCTGGAGCGTTGGGTTCAACAAAAGAGAAGCGAAACCGGAAGTAAGACTAGGCGGCGTATTTAAAGTTATAGTACTTAGTGCCACTAGATTTATATACGCGTCTCCATTAAGAACGGGATCGGTGAGATTATCCCCTATAAACAGATTATCAGTGAAATAGTTAGTAGGAAGATCACCAATCTGAATAGTTTCTGGGATATGGAGAATTGTTCCATCCCAACTACCAAATCCGCCAAAAGCACCAGAATTGTTATATTGAACTTGGCCTGGAGTACCTCCTGGAGTACCTCCACTAGATGGGCCGACCACTTTCCAAGTCATTAATGTGGCATCCCACACATATAGAGTATCATTGGATAAAACAACGGCTAAACTACCTGCTGGAGCAGAAGCGGGTAAAGAGCCTACTGTAGCGTAAGTTGGTATTCCCCCAAAAGTCGGATATTGGACAAATTCTTCCGACATATTAAATCATCTTTGCTGAAATAAAGCCGTTTAAAGTGCCTGAACCGGATGTTCTTGTGTACACAGCGCGAATCCAGGGGAATGACACTAGATGAAGATCAACATACACGCTGCCTGCCGCTCCACTAGCTACAGGCACCGGCATAAGATTAACCGGAACCCAATTGCCCGCGTTTAAAACGTTACCATTGAAGTCTTGGGCATAGTCGATCGACACTTCAATAGAAAAGGTGCCCACTGGAGTGCCTGTAAAATTGAATTGGAAGCCTATGTTATCCAAAAATTGGATATCGGTGACCGCCGACGTAATAGATGCCTGGCTCATGTCACCATTAACGATGTTTTGGAATGCTCTGAGATTGTTTTTTCTAGACATTGATACTCCTCATGGGTTAGGGGCCGTGACCCTTAGTCTTACTATTGGTCTAAAGTCCTTTTAATCGCGTCTCTGGCGATCTTCCTCAGCCTCCTGGGTTGAGGTTTTATACTGATTTGGCATCTTTCCTAGCGTACTTGTGCCCCTTCTCGTTTTTACGGGGGCTGGCGGCTGTGGTGGAAGTTTTGGCACTGGCTGAGCCGAAATAATAGCTTGTGGTGTCATGGTGCTATCCATAGCTTGTCCCTGGAACATAGATAGCATGAGGCGCTTTTGATAGGGTATTTCTTTGCCTTTATTTACTTGCTCTATCATTTGTTCATGTATTTTTTGTTGTAACTGTTGGTAAAAATTAGGATAAAGAGCATTCAAGTGCTTAATATCATCCGGCACTAAAGTACCTTTATTTAGTTTATCTACGACTATAAGGGGCTGTTGCGCTATTTTAAGTGCTGATTTGTAAGACGCTTCAGCCACAGGATTGGGCTTTAAATTTGAATCTAAGGGGGCCTGTTTATTAACATTAGGAGCAATACTGTTAAGATATTGTGAAGTTTTTGCAGCGGTTTTGGATAACGCTTGGGCATGCAAAGGTGCGAAATGTGTTAATGAATTATCGGCGTTATTTATTAGTGTTTCAGGATTTGTTTTAATTAAGTCTAAGGATTTTTTCAGTTTTTGAATGTCATTATCGGTCGGCATTTGGCTTTGAGATAACACTTGACCGCCGGCTTTAAATATCGATTTGCTAGCTTTAGTGGCGGCAATTGCTCCTTCTCTTACAGCCAACCCAAATCTAGATGCTGCCATAAATCCTTCACCGTTGACAGTTCCAGTTAACATTGGGCGTATAAAAGCTGGTAAAACTGTAGAAAACATGGGGCCTAAAGTATGTTCTCCCAACAAAGCTCCAAATCCTTCTCCAATACCTGTAACTCTACCCGCAAATCCTCCAACAACTTGGGAGGCGGCTAATGCTGCACTTTTTCCTAAATTTTGTCGTACAAATTTTTCGGCGGCGCGCATTCCAGAAGTTTTTTCTTGCAAAGCATAATTAAGCGCGGGAGTGGGTACTTCTTCTAGGGCAGGCATCCCAAAACCGGCACCCCATTTGTTGTAAACATTGCGAAGTTGTTGCTGAGCATCAGTAAGGCTACCTAAAGATTGACTTCTCATGGTAGCTTTTCCGACGGCGCCTTCTTGTTTATCTACTGCATTTAAGAAAGAATCGACTTTTCCATAATCTATTTTAGGTCCATCTGGAGTGTACTGCATGAATTTAGATCTAACTCCACCTAAAAGACTTGCACTAGGTTTTCCTTGGGGACCGGACACAATATCAGAATACACTTTATTAATTTCTCTTTGTGCATTCCCCATGTCCCCCCAAGTATCGGGATTTTCAAGAGAAACTCTAACGTCATGACTAAGATTAGCCGCAGCACTTCGAAAAGGCTGTTCTTCAAGGCGCACGGTGCGTTTATCAAACTGGCCCCAATCTTGCAATTGACGTTTAAATTGATTTGTGGCATCAAATACATCAGCTGCCGCTGGAGTTCTAAGAGGTTCATATGTAACAGGATCTTTTACAGGTAAAGCTTGTTGCTGCCATGTAGCTGAAGCTTTTTGAAACAGCGGACTATCTTTCAATTCTTCAGGCGCATTCTCTATAAGTTTATTTATCGCATCTGTGTGGGCCGTTAATTGTTCAGGCGTAATTTTTTGTGTAAGAGTTTCAATTGCTTGTCTTTGTAGTCCTTCCCCGCCGTAGAGTTTTTTCACATTATTTATAATAGAATCATGAACATTTTGAATTTCATTCGCAACGGCAGTTGTTCTATCGCCTTGATCCGCTAAAAGTCTTAGTGTGGCAGCAAAGTCCCCACTTTTTTGAGACGCAGATTTTCCAAAAGTAGCGCGCCACAGAGGAGAAAAAGAACCAAAAACTCCACCGGCAGCTGCACCAATTAATGATTGTAATCCAATACTTGCAACGGCACTTTGAACAGATTGATCTGGGTCATTTTGAATCATTCTGGTAATTTCATCCCCGCTTTGAAGAATAGCCATTTGAGTGGCCCCAGAAACCATTCCTCCTACTACGCCTTTAAGTAAGCCGGCTCCTTCTAATCCAGTTAAAGCCTTAGCCGCTTCACCAGCTTTTTCCAATACTCCCGCCTGTGTAAATTCATTTGCAGCGGTAACTCCTTTAAGAACTGCTTCAGCACCAGGGATGCCTAATTTCGCCAATACCGAAGCGCCGCCCGATAATACTGCAGGCGCGACTAATCCGGCAGCTTCCGCTGCATAGTGGGTAATAGGATTAGCTCTAGCTCGTTTAAGTTGTTCTTCAGGAGATAATCCTGGAACACCGTAATCTGTTAACGCAGCTTCTACCATTGGAGAAACCGGGCCAACTAATCCTTGTCCAAGCGCCTCAACTCCGGCTAGTGTTTGTTGTGCGGGCGTTCCATAAGTTATTTTATCTTTTTCCGCTTGAGTGGCGTATTTATACCCGTTCTTAAATGCTTCAGGGGCTTCTGTTGCATCTAATGTACCAAGTTGATTGTCTGGAGTAATAACATCTACTCTGCCTTGTGGAAAACTGTAAGTTCCACTAGCCACGGCTCCAGTAACATCGTCCGGCTGTAAAGGAGATAACACTGGTTGTTTTCCACTAATATCATACATTGGAATAGATGGGGTCGCAGCAGTTTGAGCCGGCGCGGACACTTGAGCATTTGAATCTATTGGAGCATCCGGTGTGGGTGTAACAGGGACATCGGCCATATTAAGAACCAACTTTTAGACTTTTGGGTTTGAAAGCTTTCGGAATAGGCTGACTAATAGTCGGAAGACCTAAATCTCGACGATAAATATCATGCGCGACATTATTATTCTGAATCACTGCACTTAATTGCGGAAGTGTACGAAATCGTGCGAAAAATTGGTCCGGATGACTAGGAATAACATTATTAATAAAATCCTGCTCTGACTGTTTATAAACGCCGCCGTGAATAGATGCACGATAAATGTTTTGAAGATCAGCAGAAGTAACTCTACCTTCGCCCATAACGGCGGGATTCAAAGTGCCTCCATGTTGTTGAGCCCACTGATAGAGATACCGTGCTTTTTGATCTAAGGTCTGGTAATCTCTAAGATTTGCACGGTCATCATTGGTTAAATCTCTCGTCGCAAATTGGTCTGTGGCCGCGTCATATTTAGGCATAAAAAGCTTATATTGTTCAGGATTTTGAAATTGCATCATTTGAAGCCAGCGGGCATGAGGTTTTTGTGGCATTTGTCCTTCAGGCGCACCTTGATTTTGTGGAGGGGCGGCCCCTTGTGCGCCTCCAGGAGCACTTCCTCCTCCTATTAAGCTAATCATTCCAGCCGCACTTTGATGAAGTTGTCCGATAGCTTGTTGAGCCCTAGCTTGAGCTATTGGATCTTGATATAACGCCGCCGCTTTTTCCATATGCACAGCGGCAGCGCCCCTTAGTTGCGCAGTAGACATGAGTAATCCATCTCTAATATTACCAAAATGAAGCATATTAGATTCTAACAAACTTTTTTTAGTGCCCAAGTTAACCTGTTGCGCGGCAATATCTCTATCAATTTGCTTATTTATGAAGTCTAGAGCCGGATTTCCCTGATGAGTTAAACCCCCACCCATACCTCCCAAGATAAGCCCAATACCAGTCATTATTTTACCTCCAGTTGAAAGACTATCTAGATAGTGATTGGGGTTAATGTGACTGTTTGGATCGCGTAATTCGTTAACAAAATTCTTGTAGTCCTCCATATTAGCGTTATAACTCTGTTGGGCATCTTGAATTACTTGGTCAGTCGCCGTGGCCGCTCCACCCAATATTGATGCTCGAGTTGCGCCTAAAGCTCCTGTAGCCGCCGCTTCAGCACCTATTCCTGCTATATGTTGTTGTAACCCTCCTACATATGTAGCACTATAGGAACCAACATCAGATTGGGGTGCAGCACCAGTTTGTGTAGTTGCCTGTTGACCCGCCGCTGGCAAAGCGGAAGGAGCCGGTGTAGGCGCCGGTGCATGTCCAACGCTACCTTCCCAATCGGAATCACTTGGTTCAACATTTGCAGCTTTTTGAGCCGCCATTTCCGCTGATTTTTGATTGGCAATATTGGTCGCAGCCGCTTGTGGACCTTGAGGAGAAGTTTGAGTTGATACAATATCTGGAGGAGTAGTTTGACCTTGTTGTGGTGGATGATTATTAATGATTATAGTAGGTTGTTTATTATCCGGAGATACCGCACTATCCGGTGTTCCATCAGCGTAACACGCCACTCCGCCTTTTTTATAAGACGTTGTTACAGCTGGAGATGGCCCTGGTTGGGCTGTATTACCCTCTACGCCGTTAGGTATTTCGCCGCCTTTAGAATGGAAAGCTGCGGATTTCCAAGCTGGTTGAGGAGTTGGGGTAGGAGTTGGTTGTGGATTACGATACTTATAATTTTCCCAGCCAGGAGCACTAGCGCCTTTATCATATTCTTCAGCTGACTGTTGACTGGGGTATGAAGTATCATCTTTTGTACTGCCGCCATCAGCCATAAGTTGAGGCTTGGGCAGGAATCTTTGTTGTGCAAGTACAAGTTTATGTTGAAGTTTCGCTTCATTAAGTTCTTTTTCCTTAGTGGGCTCATGTTTAATGCCTTCGGCCATTCTTACGTGACGGCCAGCTTCACTCTTACCTTTAGATGCTGTATCTTCATGAACACCTTGTATTTCACCGCCTTCGGCACACATATCCTCCTGATTAGGCATATGACCACCCGCTGCCATGCTCATCTCTTTCTTCTGATCTTGAGTGGCACTCATTATGGGAAGCTCAGCCAAAGCAGACCTAAGCTTAGGGGATAACCCACTGTGGGCAATAATGATTTTATGGCCGTCGGGATGCTCCATAGTAGTGCTATTTTTATCGCTAGCCACTTTACGAAATTTTGTCATTTCCATTTTGAACGGCATAAATTACCTCTTTTTAGACCCATGTTTACGATGAGCCATAATGCCAGCGACAAATTTAGCGGCATCTTCAACAGGATTTTTACTTTGCATCACTGAGCGGGGAATAACGACTTCACCTTCAGAAAGAACGGCAGGAATCTTGTCATTCGAATAGGAATCACCAGAAACTTTGGCTTTTTGTTTTGGTGAGCTAGCTTTTACTCCACCGCCGACACGGAAGTCCTTAATGGCCCCGCCTTTAGCCTGCATATTCTCGCCGCCCGGTTTAGAATAAACATTAGCGGCTGAACTATCAGGCGTAGATGTTTGTTGTGGGCTTAGTCCTGTACCAGCAACAGTAGGCGAAGCTGGGGTACTTTTTAAATACTGGCTAAATCGACTAGCCCCACTCGACATTCCTGTTTTTAAAGCCTGTGCTCCACTATCTCCTGGTATTTGAATAGGGGTTGTAGATGGAGATACTATCATTCCTTGAGCTTGTGGAGGAGAAAATGACCCAAATTTACTAGAATCACTAAAAGCTGCCCCGCCGTCAGCCATTCTAACGACTTCTCCGCCTTTAGCGAGAGCGCCCGCTTTCGTAGCGCCGCCTGCAGCACTGGTAGCGCCAAATCCGCTCATTACTCCACCAATTAAAGCTTGTTGACCTTGCATTTGAGTATTAGCTAAAGCGGCATTAGCCGCATTTACACTAGACTGAGAACCTACCTTAGCTGCGTTATACTGAGCTTGAGCATTTAATAGGGCCTGTTGCTCAGCTTGTTGGGCTTGGACATTGGCATTTGTTTGACCGATTTGTTGGCCCGCTTGCGTTGTGGCTAGATTTCCCATTTGCCCCAAAGCACTAAGAGATTGTTGAGCTTGTAATTGGGCCGCTGCCGCTGCCGCTTGTTGCTGAGCCGACGCGCCAGTTTGTCCTGCTTGACGAGCTATCATGCCTACATTTTGACCGGCACCGCGTTGTCCTGCCGCTAAAGCTGCCTGATTAGCTACATTAGCCCCTGTTGCTTGTGCAAGTTGAGCTTGTGCGGGATTTGGCCCGGTTCCGGAAGCCACACCTTGTAACTGGCTGTAAACATTAGACTGATTCTGCAAACCATTTTGAGCTTGAAGGGCCGATAACAATTGTTGCTGTTGCTGCATGGCCGTTTGATTACCAGTGTATGCATTAGTGATTTGCTCACCCGTAACGGGATTTGTAATGTCGGCCTGTCCTGGTGCCGCAAAGCTTGAACCGCCCGCTCCTCCACCCACTCCCAATAGTCCACCCATTTAAATCTCCTTTACCATCACGATGGCGTTGTGCTCAGCACTATCGATTTTAAACCCATATGCAATAAGCACTTTCATGCTATCAGTTGAGTTATTAGCTGATGGCATTACGGTACCGTACATTTTAGTGACGCCACGTGCTTTGGCTATTTCCGCCACTTTATCTGCCATTTTAGATGCTTCATGAGAATGACGAAAATCTGGTTTTATGTAAAGATCTTCGATATATACGCCGGCAGGAATGAAAAAATAGGTAAGAAACCCTTTTTCTGTCTCAATAATCTCTTTGTTGCATCTTTCCCTAATGTATTCAGCGAATAGTGACATTTTCGGGGTTCCTGAAAGTGGTCTAAAGTCCTGTTTATTATCCAACATAGCGTGATGCCCTTTGCGTTCTATAGCCTTTTTTCAGACCCACAATGAGATTTATGCCGGATAGCGTTAAACCGGCTCCTGGAATGGTTCCATAAGCCGGGTCAAACTGTTCATTCATAGTTATTTGTAATGCTTGGCATTTTTGGTTTTGTAAGAAAACACGCCAGGGCTCTACATTACCGGGGCCTCCCCAAGCCTGACCCGAGCCCCAAAGATTGTCTCCTCCCCAATTCGGCGTTTGATTGTCTGGAGTAATGATACTTTGTTGTGTCGGAGAAGCATTGTAATCATAGGCAATTTGCAAGGCAAGTTTATGAGGGCTAAGATAAGTACCTAAAAGATAAAAGAAATATGCTCTTTCATACCCCTGTAAACCTGCGATGTTTAACCAAGATGTCGTAAAACTCATTAGAACAGGTGTTGCACCATCGAGATAAGCCCCCGGTGTCTCTTGTTTAACCCTATTGTATTGATCTATGTACGTATGTAGGCTCTGATATATTGTACTTGACAGCGCCGGGATGTTTATAAACGTGCCCCACTGCCCATAGTAGTAGTCGTACATTAATGTAATGCCCGAATCCATTGTAAATCTCACCTGATTCGTTCCAGGCACCGCTATAGCGCTTAAAACGGTCGCTGACAGCGTAAATTTCTCTACTGGTGCTCCGATGTATTGAGTTGAAAGATCGCGTCCTAAAAGCCAAATGCCCTTGTCTGACTGGAACATCAACCCTTGGGGCATTAATACGATGCTTTGTTGATTAGCACTCCCTACGTTTGAAGTGATGTATATGGCATCTGAGAACTGATTATTGGCACCCGTATTGTCTGGCCCTGTGCCATTAATGTAATATAACGCATCCTGTTTAAACAGAATTAGTTTATCATCCATGGCCGCCAAACATCGAATATTGCCTGTTGAGCCTTGCGCGCCAATGGTTGGAGGGACATAAATTGTCAACAAATCAGACATTTCTACTGGAGTATCCTCAATAACTTGCTTAGAAAACCACAAAAGGTTTGGGTCTTCTGCATCCACCATGAATAAACGGGATTGGAACAAAGCTACCGATTGCGTAGAAGGCGGCCCGATGTCTTCTAAAACACCGCCTGTAGTGTATATGAGATTGTTTCCAAGTATTGCAGAATCTGCAAGCGTATCGACGTAAGTGATACTATCAACTGTCATATCATTAAGTAATGGGGCCGTGATAGATGTAACCTGGAAGAAGTTTTGTTGCGCCACACTCCATCGATATATCACGATTTTTACTGGATTAGCTATTTTATACGTAAGTCTAAGTGTTGGAATATTAAGGGTAACTGAACCCGTAACACCTGTTCCGGTTGTGGTAATAAACACTGGAATGCTGGGCGCACTTCTAAATGCATTGCCTTGGTTATCAGTCCATTCATATGTCACTTGATAGCAATAGACATTAGTATTTTCTAATGCTAAAGGCTGAGCCGCCATGTTTCCGCCTGTGGCGCTCCACTCAGCCTCTACATAATCAGGCCAAAGATGAAATCCCTGCTCTGTCGGGACATATCCATCATACATCCAGAGAAATCCACCTGAAATGTTAAGATTGCTTCCAATTTCAGCGGTCGATAGCTGAGATGAGCCTATATTGAAGCTCACTAAATTGATACCAGTTTGACTATACACTGGCGAAGATGTTGCTGCGGTTAAACTTTTATTAACGGCTTGTATTAAGTCCTTGTAAAGATAGGCCATTTGAATGACGTTACCATTTATAGACACCGATGGCGGTCCTACTATGGGATCTTGGCTCGCATTGGAATATGCCAGCTTAGCGACTATTTGTCCTGCATCATTCATTAAGAAATATGTGGGCTGGTAGGCCGACGAGTAAATTGTTAAGAAATATACAGTATTATTCCAAATGAATGCTTTAGAGGCTAATCCAACACTACGGGCAATGAGAGTTTCGCTAGTTGGAACACCGCCCAAACTCACGGTAAGATTAGTAATATAGCTAGTGTGGATGCTTGAATCATATGAATAAGTGTTATCGTGCTCCAAAATCACTTCACATGTGCTAACTACAGAAGTGATTTGATGCGTAATTGACGTTATATTCAAGATGGTTGAAGACGACACAATAAGCACAGGGGAGAATATCGTACTAAGTTGTCCGTTAACGCACAGTATATAGGTGTTTGACGAGATACTATCATAAAATGACACATAGATGTTAGTATTTATGTCTGCCACAACGCTCATCAGTGTCGCCGTCTGTCCGCTAAAAATCACAGTGTTAGCTTGAACAAGCGTAGAATCAATTTTAGTGATTCTTATAGCGCCGCCTATGTCACTGCCCGCCCACGCCAGATAAAGATAGCCATTTAACACAACACCATCGAAAGAAACTGATGGCGACGGTATATATTGTGAAGTTATATTAACTGTTGGTGTTACTATGGTAGGATTGACATATGAAATCGCCACATATTGGAGATGAGGCGTGCTGCCAATTATGGTTGTAAACACTATGACGAAATACTGTCCTAGAACAAAAACTCTGTGCCCCTCTATTTGCGTGCTGCCTAAAGTCGTTATTACCGTAGGAGGGATGATATTCTGTCCAGTTGTGCTATCGGCCATGACATACTTGTAATTGACGATTGTGGGCGCAGATACAGGAGGAGGCGAAGAAATAACGTCGGTATACACCGTACAAACTAGGCCATTGGGGGACACCGCAGAATCTACAGCCTTTTGATTGGTATTAGACCGGATTAGGGGAAGCGTAGATAAGGTCACGGGCTCTAAAGCGCCTTTATTGACCCACGTCTCAAAACTCTGTGAATAGGCTTGTAATGAGGAGCCAATGGCGGTCAAGTCATCATTAAACGTAGTTAGAAATGTTGCAGCTTGAGGCAAAGTGGATAAATTACCGAAACCATTACGTTTTTGTAGCAATCCAGCTTTAGTGAATATGGAGTTCTCTAAAGACAGGAAATTGCCAACTGCCACTTGATATGGATCGGTCTTGGTATCAAGGCCCTTCGCAAAGTTTATGTTGACGGGCATCTTATTAAGAGCCACAGACATCCTTATGTTTTGATTATGTAATTCACGTAAAGGTTTTTGGGGCGAGTTTCCACACCATTAGGACTGCTGACATCATATGTTCCATATGTGGCCGTCCAGACAGGGGGGTCATTTGTACCATAGGCGATTGCAATAGAAGAATTTGTCGATTGTGGACCTGCGCCAACATTAAACTGTTGATTATGTGAATGGGCACCGACAGCATCTGCTTGCAGCGATCCAACATTATCTCCTGTATTGCCACCAGGATTGGATGCTGTACGAGTAGTACTCTCTGGGTCATTACCCGCGCCATTATCTACACCTCTGGGAAAAAGACCTCTTAAGTCAGGCACATTAAAGTGCAATGCATCAGCGGAGCCATAAGCTGTACCAATTACCGAAAACAATGTAGGATAATCAGATTGGAGATAAGACGTACCATCGCACATTAAATAACCTGCTGGAACTATTGAACCTCCAAAGGCTAAAATAACGCCGGATGTCATTAGTGCTTGTTGCACCGCCGCAATGAGCATCGAAAAGTTTATGCCATTGGCTGTTGGTACACTAGCCACTAAATTGCCGGACACATCCATTGTTACAAAACTTGTACTCACCGGTAAAGACGGCAGGTTTATGGCATAATCTGAGCCCATAGCCGCCGGGGGATTTAAGGTGAGCCCCGGTGAACCTGATAACACATCTCTTAATATAATCGATCCGCCATCTATATTAGCCGACGTCGATGTAGCTGATTGAAAAACAAATGTCTGTGCAAGCGCATTATATGACGCTGACGCGGTCCCGCTAGGAAGTCCTGAAATCGTTCCTGGAGCGCCTTTAATGCTTCCAGCTTGAGTAATTTGTATCTGACGGCCCGCACCATCGTTATAGAATAAGTCTACACCAGATTCATAGAGACATCCCAAATCAAAAGCTGTTGATAATGGCGTCGCTTGAGGCTGAAATCTTACACTTCTAACATTAGTTAAGTTATTGTTTTGAATAGTTAAATCTGATGTAATATTTAACCCATCAGGCTGAATTTGTTTCCCGGTGCCGGCTGAATGGTCATGAGAATCCACAATTGTTAAGCAACTGTTAATATTTGTGGCGTAATCTGGACCTGGATCGGTACCAACAACAGGTACAGGCATAGACATATATGCAGAAGGAATATAATTAGCCATTAGAAACACTCCAAATCAATGGTAGTCGGTGCACTAGACACCAGGATTAAGGTCAAATCGGGCATGTTGTTGTTGTCTTGGTCGTCGTATATGCTAGCTGATGCCCTTTGTCTAATGATTTTCCAGCCTTGTAGCTTCTGTCCTAGCTTATGGTTGATGATATTTGAGCCTGCATTGAGCTTGATATTCTGTAATATAAGCCCAGAGTTAGGCGGATAAGAGATAATAGGGTCCAATATAGACTTCCACTTGTTCTGCATCATCATTAATGCGTTACTGGCTATATTGAAGATAGGTAATTGCATTACCAACCCCCGATTGCCCCATTGCGTCCACCGCCCCAACCATTGCTCCAATCACCCTGTCTAGTGTCACTAATGGTGTCAGGTTTGCCAGCATCTCTATTAACTGCTGATTCTTCAATACGCGTCTTCATGAATATCAACTCTTGATCTAGTGCGGTAGTGTCACTTTCTTCCTTATCTAGAGCATATTTGGCGGCTCGTACAATGACATACTGAAGCCAACCAGAGAAACCAAGAGTTGTCAAATCGGTATCGGCTAGTAATGATGGAAGTCTAGGAGCGTAAATCAGTCGAATAGGTTGTCCAGCCGATGGCGTCGGGATAAAACGAATTCTATTTCCAACTATGCGATATTGCAAGTTAAATACACCATAAATCGTACTGGCCGTATTTGGGTACACAAACCTATTACGATCGATGAAGTTGTACTTGTTCATAGTGACATAGGCATTATTGGCGTTGTTTATGCCCAAGTCAACCCCAAGGAGTTTATAAAAGGGAGGAGCTACAATAGGAGTATTCAGATTGTTATCCCCGTCGATGAAAGTGATTTTCCCATCGGGAAGGGGATAATACCAGCTAAATCCATCGGAATAGAATACGATTTCAGGAGCCGCGAAGTAGTCTTCATACACTGTTATGAGCAAGTCGTACAATTCGTACATTGCTTGATTGATGAAAAAGTTCCATTCTGGAGTTGTAACGAACTGGGATATGGTTCTATCGGCTCTTTGCTGGGCTCTAAGTCTAAGTTCACCAAGGCTAAGCTCCGCTGTAGGGGCGGAGATGGCCCATTGTGGTGTGCTATATAAACCGGCGCCATTAACATTAACAGCGGCCACTTGATACCAATACTGAACACCTTTTAACACATTGGTATCAGTGAAGTTTGTTAGTGTTGGAGTGCCAACTGTCGTATAATTGATTTGATCTATTGAACGCTGGACAATGTAAGATGTTGCGCCAGCAGATAAATCCCAGCTTACATAAACTTGCCCGTTGCCTTGTTGAACAAAGACATTTTGAGGAATACCAGGAACAGCCATGCTAATCCTTAAAGCAGGCGCTAGGAGTTTCTTACGCTCCTAGCGCCGCATAGGGGGCCTTACGGCGCGATGAACGCTGCCTTTTTAGGCCCTAATATTACTCACCCTGGATCTGAATCGAGCTATTGCTGAGATAACAGGTAAATCCAAGTACGCTGCCTGCCGCTGGATCTGTCGGCGCTCCACTAGTATTCAAGCATTGAAACAAGATGATAGCCCCTTGATTCGGTGAGGAGGGGTCTAAAGTCAAATTCTGGTTTCCGATGGCTTCCACCGACATAATACCAGAGGCTCCGACAGTTTGAACCCTGCCAGTGCCAGCTGCCGGCTGAGCCGCCAAAGCTAGCCCAACACCTGGAGCGGGAGTAACCCCTGCAGGAACTCCTGCTGTAGCCCAATCGGTACTACCCACTACCGTAATAACGCAAGGAGTACCTGGCGTAACTGTATGCGGGTCAACATTTGACCCACTAAGTGGGCTAACAAAAGCCGCTGAACCAGAAAAATATCGGCTATAATTGTCAGCCAGCTTAATTTGATACAGCCCAGTGCCCATATGCGTCACTGATTTGACATATGGTCCTTTAACAGTACCCACAGCGCCAGCTGCGCCAATAACGGCGCTGCCGTCAATAAGAACCGGCATTACATGCCCGGTATAAATTCTTGAATTTGCAAAGTTTCGATTTGCCATGTTTATCCTCAGAATTACGCTTAGTTAGCGGGCTCACATAAAGCTGCCCTTCACCATTATAAGCCTAAGCTACTCATAATGGGAGAAGTCTGAGGATATCCCAGGCGTTCTATAATTGGTCTATAGTCCTTAATTGTATGGGATATGGCGATGAATCCACCAATGAACACAGATAAACAAGATAGAATTCAGATAGTTAGACGGATTTTCTCTATAGGCTTAACAGAGCCAAAATGCCTATAAATACCAGTTCTAAAAAGAAAAACATAATAATTCCCATCATACGGCCTCCCTATACAAACATAGCCAGCATGGCTAATGTTATTATGATAAACCCAAACCAAACACCAGATTCCCATCGTTCAAGTCGAGTTAGCCTATGAGTTTCCTTTTCTTCGAAATAAATCTTCATGTTCCTACCATCCACACTTAGATATTAATGCAGAATACGTGCCACAATAAAGACTAAAGAATAATAGGTGTGTCAGCAAAGATTTATGTATATCTTTTAGACAAGTGACAAATATTGGCTGGGAGGGCAGGAATCGAACCTGCGATGTCCTGCTTAACAGGCAGGTGCCTTACCGCTTGGCTACCTCCCAATAGTAGTTATCCCGCTCCTCCTCAAGATGCCCAAAAGTGTCAGGAGACTTGCGAGACACAATTTCAATCTCATAGTCTGACGGAAAATGTCTTAAACACCAGTATGCTTCTCTACGAATCTTGCGCGGTACTTTTGGGGTTTTCTTGGGGTACAGCAAATCTCTAAGAAAATTACGAGTAATTCTAATCGCATTACTGCGTTCTCTTGGCATTGTCATACTATCATCCTTTCCAGTTTAAAATCTTTGTCACGCCGTAAAAGTGTTTCAATTGTACTATTAAACGGTACAATTGTACATTAAATCCATACAGTTGACCTAAGAGACATGCCGAAACGATTACCGGGATATTATAGGTCGTCGCAATTACACTAATCATATCATAGCGTTCTTCCGGCGCAGTGTCTCTAGTGAGCCACAATATTGACGGCAAGTTAGCTTTAAACCTGTCACAATCCAGAATCATTTTTGTTTCCCAGTTTCAGGGTCAATATAAACTCTTTGTAGCATCCATTGTTCGGCAGGATGGTCATCCATGTAGTAGTCGGGTTTTGTAAGATAGGAAGTTACATATTTCCTAAGCCCAAGCTTGCGCGCCACGGCCTCAGCCCATTCTTTACCGGTTTTACTCCAAATGTAAATGTCATAGCCCAAGCCCCAAAACTTCTTAATAAGCTCTACATGCGCGGCGTGCGCGAATCCCACACATGAACGTCCTTGGCAGCTAATCTTGATAGGTTTAGAGGTAATGGAAGGGTATGATGCCATATCATGCAATAGAAGTGTTTCGTCTACGTCCACATATAAAGTGCGTCTACTCATACAGCCTCCATTTTGGTAAATCTTCAGTCTTAATAATAATCATGTCAGTTTGCATCTGAAATTTACACTTGTAGCCAATGTTCCACCAATAACCAATAAACACTGACCTATGCGGACCTTGATATTGTATTTCTTGATAAGGCATAAATGCCACATCGGTACAGTGTATATGTTTGTAAAGTCTGCCCATTTCCATTATTTGCTGTTCTCCTTAGCCTTCGGACACCAGTTACAATGAGAGGCAAAACCGTGTTTGTCTTTACCGCATTCGCATTCTGTACCGGACAACTTTTTTACAATGGAGCCGAAAGATTCGGTATCGCCTGGGTTAGAGGGATGAGGTATTTCAGTAAGAATGCCTCTATTAATTGTGTCTAATAAAGCGATACCTCCATAAGTTATAGAATAACCCACGCTTAAGTTATGTAATGTATATGTATCTGTATTAGCGTTATAGCCTGAAATCTCAAAGTTCCAGCCTGTAAGATTCTCTCTATATCGGGTACCGACGGCAATCATTTTCTATCCTCATATTTAGGACACCACGTACAATGTGACGCGAACCCGTGTTTATCTTTTCCGCATTCGCATTCTGTACCAGATAACTTTTTCACAATATTAACAGAGGATTCTATAGTTCTTGATTGAGCTAAGGGCGACGTGGCGAGACACTGACTACAGCTTAAATATCCTTTTGATGCCCAGTAATTACATGCAGCCTCTGTCCACACAGAATATCTATTTGGAATCGTCTTATCCCGCACCTTGATACATCTATTCGTAAGATCAACTGCATCAATATAGAATTCTTCTGGAGGATTGGGGCTACAATTAAGTCTCCACACTTCGCCCACATGCATAATAGCCAACATAGACTGTTGTGGCGGCGTAGATCGACTAGCGCGAACGAGTTTGTACCGTCCGCTTGTTATGTCCGCGTCTAGCGTTGAAACATTTGCTTCAAAATCTACGTGGTATGATGTGTGGATATCGTATTTAGTGCCGGACAGCTTAATAGCAGTTACTTCAAAGGTATCTCCGCTGATATTCTCAAACATATCTCCAACTCTTAGTAACACAGTTATTTCCTTCCCACTTCCCCAGCGTCTCCAGGAAAGTCAGCCTTATGCGGAACACTGGGGCATCCTGAGAACACCAACAAAGCTATTAAAATCATTAGGTATTTCATTTAGCATTAGCCTTTAAAATGTCACTAAAATATCTTACCGCATCTGTGTAGGCCGAATGATACATGTCTCGTAACATTTCAATGGTTTTCTCATCGTCGACACAAAATTTTAGCCAGCTTTCATAGGCTTTGGCTCTTTTATCTGGAAGCTTATTTAGTTCTTTCAGCAGTTGTTCTAGATTAATCATTTGATCTCCTTCATCTCCAACCAATCGCGAAATAGCTTTGCTATTTTAGGGCACTTGTCGAGCGCGTCGTCAAAGCACCGGCCTCTAATGATGTCGTTTTTAATCATCCCACATAGGTTGAAAGCTTCGGCGTAACACCCGTATTCACAAGAGTTTTGGGCGATGTTCATTCTATGTTCATGCTCTAAATCTTTAGTGTGGGCCGACGGGAGATACCAGAAATAAATCACCAAGAGAATGAGAATAAAGGTAAATACAGTGAGTAGTCGGCTCATGAGAACGCTCCTAAGATGAGATTAGCATTTGTTAGAGAGATAGTCAAGAGGATTTCATTCCTTTATTCCACGCAGTCTGACCGATATGAGCTAGTGCCTGATTCTTTTTGGCGTCTTCTGTGGCTTTTTTCCTTTATTCCAAGGAATACGTCCTTTACAACTATCATGAAGTTTTTTAAGTGCGTCAAGCTGGGCCGGAGTACGTGTACTGTCTTTAGCTAGCCGCGCCTTATGTGCCGCACTCATTTTAGCCTTAGTTTCTTCAGATACTATGCGCCCGGTCTGTGCCTCGCTAATTTTCTTTTTTGTCTCATCAGTATGTGTAGAACCAAGGCGAACACTGGGGCGACCTTTAAGCGTTTCTGAAATTTTGGCTCTTGTTTGCAAAGATACTTCATGTCCCCTCATAGCAAGACTTTGTAAATCTTTAGTGTGCTGTGAACGCCTAAAAGCGGAATCTCCACCTGTGGTGAGATTATAGCCATTAGGAAGAAGGCTATTATAATAACCAATAAAATACTGCTCTAATTCGTTCAAATATTCTGGCGCTAATGCCGAACAAATAGCTTCGATCGTGAAGTTTTCTGGACCATATCTACGAAATGCATTATAGAGTGGACTATTCTTCTTTGAGGTTGAATGCTGATTCCATCTACGGGCTAATGTCATGACAGTTTGCCCGATATAAATCCTACCGTTTATTTGATTTGTAATCTTATAAATAATCATATAATCAGTATAGGGTATTAATTAGTAATGTGCAACAAAATAAAAAGGTCGCCCCTTTCGAGACGACCCTTTTATCTATGCCTATTGAATAGACAGTGTAAAACACTATCTAAATATTAGACATTAAATTACTTAACTACTCAATCTTACGACACAATTCCATCCTGGAGCGCTGCAAATAAGATTGCCATAATACCCCATCCTAATTTCCAATGCATCAGCATTGCCCACACGCAATCCCTCAAGGCCTTCCAGCCCATAGACAAGAATGTGCGGAACCTTACCAAGCGACCGCAGTTTCCAAGTGCTCATAGTGAGCAAGAAAGCTGTTTGCGCCGGGCAAGAACGGTCTGCCAACACGGTGACGCGGCCATATGCACTCTGGAAGGTAATACCTTCGAATGCCACTTCCACTTCATCATGTTTCACCATTACATACTGGACTTTAGCACCAAGGCTGTTCACGAGAGCAGCATAGCTAGCGAAGTCCATAACGCACAGGTCGGGTTTTCCACCTTCCCGGTTGAGGAATGCCAACGCATTGGTCATACCTTCCTCAATCGTGAACGCAGAGGCGTCATAGCGAAGTCCGGCAAGACGTGTCGGGTCCGCTGACCTATTCACTCCCCAGAATGAATCTGTGGAAGCTGGGTCTGACAGAGGAATCCAGGTCAAAAGACCTGAAAGCACTTCAGCCGTTCCTGTAGAAACCAAACCTGAAATGATATCACCATTGATACCAAGAGCTTGGCCAGGAGTTGTCCAGCTTGCATCCACCGCTGACGCCGTAATGGTAATACTACCAGTATTGCGGTTAACAGCTGTGACAAAGCCCGTTGTGGCTGAAATAGCCGAAATGGTCGTAGGCGGTCCAGAAATCGTGAAATTGACAAGGGTCATGCCCGTTTCAAAGTTCACAATTGCCTGGGGGTTCTGAAGCTGCAAAGTATAAGTAGTACCTGCAACAAAAGCACCGCCAGAAATGAAGCCGCGATTACCCGTTCCATCTCCGAACAACTCAAACGCGATGTTGTTGGTAATGTTGCGGAAACCGCCGTCCATTTGAAGTTTCGCAGCGTCGACGAACGCACCAGCATTGGTTTTCGTCTGTTCCATCAAGAGGTTAGTGATAGTTACCAATTGGTAATCTTCAATAACATAGACGAAAAACGAAGCCAAGTTAGTGGCTGTCTGCTGTGTCTGTGCATTACTAAAGCTATGAGAACGACCTTGCGGGGTTCCAAACTCTAGTGGCACAGGAATATATTTACCGGCAAACCCGTCTGGGCTTTCCAGTTTCGGAACTAGAGCAAGGAAAGGGTTTTCCTTGTAAACTAGATCCTTCATGTACTCCTTGTCATCAGTGTACAACTCTTTCAAAGCTGCAATCTGATTGGAGCTATTAGCGTAAATCGCTGACATTTTATAGTCCTTTCAATTATGGTGCACTAGAATGCACCATAAACTGAGTTATGGTGCATTATATAGCACCTTATTTGTTCAATTTCCCTTGAAACGCCAAAATTGCCCTCTCTTTAGCCGTTAGCGGCCTAGTAGAAGTCAAATCGTTTGTAAGGGTTTTCAACTGCTGTTGAGGCTTATCCGTGGTCTTCGGTGCCGGTGCCGGCGATTTGTTCTCAACCGGCTTAGGCTGAACTCTCTGTTGAAGTTTCTTGGATCGGTTTATATAACGACTAAGCCGATCGGTTAATACTTCTTCAACAGCTTGGGCAGCTTCTTCTACGCTAAGTATAACGCCGTCCTCTTTGTAAGTCTTTTCAATGACTTCCACAACATCATTCACAGAGTTTGTTTCTCGTACAAGCTCAAAAGCGTCATCAGATTTAACAAGCTTTGTCGCATCAAATTTAATCTGCTTTAGAGCTTCATTGTATTGAGTTTGTACGCTTTGCTCTGCCTGCTTATTAGCCTTATCAATGGCCTCTTGCTGGGCTTTCACCGTTGCTTCAAGGCGTTGAATGGCTAACTTTGTGGCTGGGTCTGCGGCCTGAGACGAATTTAAAGCTTGTTGAGTAAGCTGGTCATACGTAATCCCTGCTTCAAGCAACGTCGTCAATGTATCGGACGCTAGCTTATCCTTAGAGATGTAGTTTGATGCGTACTCGGCCTCTTTAGCTTTAATGGCAGCTTCACGTTGCGCGAATTCTGCCTCTTTCGCTCTTAATGCGTCTTGTTGTGAACGCACTTGGGCTCTAAGAGCCCGTTCTTTACGTGCCAATATGGCATATTGAGAGGAAAGGGGATTCTCCTTATGCTCTGTTTCTACAGGCTTTTTCTCACTAGGAGGTGTCTCACTTGTGGTCGTTTGTCCTTCAGTCGACTGAGTTTGAGGCTTAATTGCTGAGAGTTCTTCAGCACTTACGTTAGATGGGTTGGCAACAGGCATCTGCTCCTGATTAGGCTGTCCAATGAGCGCATTAATAGCGCGTTCTCGGGATGCTTGAGCTTCGGGGCTTGGACCTGTTTTCGAATTGGCAATAGTAGGCCCGGCAACGGGCGTAATGGTAGGCATGTGTTCTCCTTAAGATAATGACTTTAATTTGTAGTAACTTTAATACAAAAATATTTTGTATTAAACGTAATACAAATGGGTTTTCGTAACTTCGGAGACGGGCCTTACTGTGAAACTCCTAGTGTAGTGGCTGGGCTTTGCACCGCGTTTGGCACCAAGGGGGATGTCGGTAGAGGCTGAGGATTAGCCTGGGGAGGCGTATTCGCCATAGGAGGTGCGGGAGGCATTGCGGCCATCTTTAAAGCCTGCACTTGGGAATAGAAATCTCTTAACATTTGGCAGCGATCTTCTTCTAACTTAGCGGAACTATAGAGATTGTAGTATTGCACCACTAAATCATTGGCAAGCTGCAAGTCCATAAAGGGGTCTGGACCTTGATATTTTCCTTCTTCTATGATGTCATCTAAGAACTGGAATATGCGCTCCTCTGAGGCATTGGCAAGTTTCTCAACCTGCTCAAGATCAGGATAGTCAAGGAGCCGTCTTCCCTCTTTAATCGTAATCATCCCTGCTTGAATCATTTCAGTGATTTTCTGCATTCTGCCGGCTGGATCGCGTGGCAGAGATGACATGTTAAAGCATTGAATTACAAAGGGATTATCGAGCAATGAGATTTTTGGAAGCTCTATTTCCTTCACACCATTCTTATTGGGGTAAATAGTCTGGTATTTGCCCTGTTCTTCACAAATATCCTTTGCTAAATCAATAACAGCATAAGCTAACTCTATGAAAAGATTGTCATATTTCTTTGCAAGTGAGGCAAATCGGTCAGTTGATATGTCATCATAGGTGCGAATAGCCTCCCCAGAGTTAAGGCCCGCGGGCTTTTGACTACTTGCGTCTAGCGCCGAGACACCGCATTGCTGATATCCGTACTGAATGAGACGCTGAAGCTGGGCGTACATTTCTTCAGGAACACAAGGAGCCACTTCGTAAAGGGGTTTGGTGCCCCTATATCTTACTATGGTGCCTACATCATTGTTAAAGGCCGCTCCTAGCACTTTAGAGCCGTCTTCTACGAATATCCGGGGTACCCCTACCAGTTTAATAGCCCGAGATATCGTATAAAGCAAGCTATTTACTTCAATTTGAGTGCCCATGAGCTGTTCGGCAAGTCCTTGGCTCCAAAAACCCAGTAACCTATTGGAATAATGAAGAAATACAAAAGGAAACTTATCCTTCTTCCATTTTTCATCTAAAAGCAAACCGGCAGAGCAACAAATAACGTGTCTGCCATCGCCTGCACCGGGGGATGAGGGGAGATGCCATCCTTCTACGACCATGACAAGGTCTGACACGGTTTTAGAAGAATCTGCCGAGTTGTCTGGATAAGCTTGGGCGGCTAAATCAATGTCTTTCTTAAAGCCGGGGCACATTTCTTTAAGAACGTCTCTATCTACTAGTTTTAACTGGAAAAGTTGTCTTGGCTCACCATACATGGCCTCATTCTGATCTACAAGTAGTTCAGTGAGAAGTACGCGCTCTAGGGACACTTTATGGTCCATTGATTCATAAATCTTAAGACAGCCCGTGCCCTCAACTAATGCGTCTCGCAATACAATGGCGGCTTTATCATAGGCTTTGGTCTGATAAAACTCACCAAGAATGAAGTTGTTTAGCTTTTTCGCTAGGTTACGTTCTTTGTAGTCGCTGTTGTCAGTGAGAAACACTGGGGCTGGTCTTTGCTGCGATATACGCGAAATGAGTGTGTCGGAAGCCGATTGAATGAGGTTAAACGTCGGACGGTCTTGGGGAAGTCCGGTATTGTGGTCAAGCTTGCTAATGTTAGATCCAATAAAATTGAATAGAGACATGTTGCCGTATAAACGAGCGTATATAGCGGCTTGCCTATAGCGGTATTGCTGCCCATCTTTAAGGAATGCGGCTGTGCTAAGCACCTGCCCGCAAAGCTCGTCTTTGTCTTTAGCCCTCCACCAGCGGAATGCTTGGGCAAGCTTCCGATTGTTTGTAGAAGTGTTAAAGGTTATCGTAGATGAGGCTTTAATAGGTACAGTTTTCATTATGAACCTTTAGGCTCAGTCGCGTCACTTTCAGGGTCTATGGAACTCCAAAATAGCAATTGATCTTCTGTAAGGCTATCAGTGTCGATTGGGTCAACTTTATCGCCTGCACTGGACACAAGGAGTTGACTAGACGCTTTGCGTTGCTTATATCGAGAAACAGGAGGGGCCTCAGCCAAGGTAATCTCTAAGCCTTCAACTTTACAGGATTTTATTCCTGCTTTTCTACAAGCTTGAGCTAGTTGTTTAAGTTCCTTGGCTGTTGGAAAAGCCATTAGCGCACCTGTTTCTTAATGCGTCTCCTAGCGGCGGCCACAATGTCTCTATCGTCAATGTCCATTGGCTCGTGTCTTGGTGAATCTTCATTAGATTCGCGGGGTTGTTCAAAGTCAATGGCTTTAGCCTCAGAGTAGTTTTCTTTCTTTAAAGCGTCATAATCAAGTTCATCATTCTCATTATCCCACTCGCGGGCGTTAGAGGCTAAATTGGCTTGGTCATCATTCTGAGCCGCCCTACGTGCGAGATGGCGACGGGCTAGCACTTCATCAGCTAAGTCTTGATGAATGCCTTCATTGTCTTCATCCATTTGAGATTCAGCTTCTCCGCCTTCAGCCATATGAAGCCTGCGACGGTCCTCTTCTAGAAGATCAGGGCTAGTCATGGTGTCAGTTTCATGTGTGTCGTCTTCAAGCTCAGCGCGTCCGCCTTCAGCCATGTGTTTCGCGTCCTGGATGTCTTCATCATGGTCAGCGTTAATATGTTCGGGGTCAGTAGAAGCCTCTATTTCCATGTCAAATTCTTCAGGTGTGCGGGCATTATCAATAGTTGATTCACCTTCAGACACGAAATCTCGCTCTACGGGGCCGCCGGAAGCGTAAAGATTGGGTTTTGGCATAGAACGCATTTCTTCCAATTTTCGTCGATGCAACTCTTTAGCTGTTTCTACGTTATGACCATATCCTTTGAGATAAGATCCAGCATCTGATGTACCTGGATCAGAAGGCATTATTTCGGTATGAACACCTCTAGGTTTTTTGCTACCCTGACGTGAAATCCATTTATCTATATCATCCGTTTCTCCACCTTCGGCATACAACATGTTCTTTGTATGCTCAGGCTTTCTTTCAGCGCGTTCCGAATCGCTTTCAACTTGCTGTTCTCCAATATAGCCGCCCTCGGCCATTTTTAAGGAACGCCGATGTTCCTCAATTACCCGTCTAGCGTCATCAGGATGAACTGTATCGATAATTTTACCTTTATGACGAACATGAGCCGTTTTCGGTCCTGTATGCTCAATCAAATATTCCTCATCAATTTTATGTGTGCTGGGCTTTTTGTATTGGGCTAATGCTGCTTCTGCGTCGGTTGGAAAACCGCCCTCTGCCATGTGTTTCGCGTCAGCAATGTCTTCATCATGGTCAGCGTTAATGTGCTCTGGATCGGTTGAGCGTTCTTTTTCCATGTCAAACTCAGTGCTATCATGAGCTTCATCAATGTTTGTCATGTCGTCACTGTGGAAATTGGAGCGTTCGGGCTCCCCTTCTGACACGCTGCGGCTGTGCTCAAGCTCATGCACCGAAGGATTGTCGAGCCAGCCGGCATCTCTTAAGCCTTTTCGGAGTTTATTACGCGCTTCCTCAGCCGTACTCGCATATGTATATTCTGGTTCGGGACGGGATTCTAGTTTAGCTGATAGCTCTACCGGGCCGCCATGGGCCATTTTCTTAGGAGCCCTACGTTTGAGACTGTACGCGATGGCCAACGCCTGTTTCTGCGGTTTTCCAGCGCTCATTTCAGTCTTTAGATTTTTCTCAAAAGCTTTAGGCGATTTGGAATGAATCAGCGGCATATGTTTCCCTTTCAAATGGAAATAGTTGATTTTATTAAACTTTATTAATTTTACTTAAACTTCTAGGCGTAGTTTGCCTTCAACTGTGGTCAGATGTCCTTAAATTGAGTGTTTGAAGTTAAAAAACGTTAAAAAACGACTGTTTTAATATCAATCTTCCCCATTATATCGACGCTGAATCTCCGCCTGTTCGCTAAAGAACTTTTGGGCCTCCTCAAACATTGAATCTTCTTCATTTTTAGCCCAAGCCTTCGAACCATATTTAAGCTTTTCGGGTTCTTTCATATATGAAAAAGCCGGAGATTCATGGAACGCATAAAGTGTAGCGTCAATAATGTCCGAGTGCGGATTTTTCTTTACCACAACTTTTTGTGGTGTTGTCTTTTCCCAATCCACCTGGACCCGATAAGTATCTTGGGCAAATCTCGAATCTGCTCGGGCCTTAAACTTGCCAAGTCTCAATGCATCGTTCAAAAATTCTACGTTTTCCTGTTTTCTAAGCTTGTCCGCCGGCTGTACGGGGATATGATGCTGCCTGCGCATCTCCTCCGCGAGCTTTTTACCTAGACCGCCTTCATCAATTACCATCTTTGCGACATCATATTTCTCAGCAGTTTTCTTTATCTGTGCCACAAGCTCAGTAAGTCCTTGTTTTGTTGTAATAATTTCTTCGACAAGGTAAGTGTTGGGGTCTTTCTCAGACCACGCTAGCACGGCAATAGCATCGGCATCCCTAAAACCTAAGTCGATGCCCATTATGTACGTCCATTTATTCGGTGTAATATCAGGCAGCTGTTTAAAATCACTCTTTTCAGGAAAATACCTAATCCAAAGAGATTCCCTATCTAACACCCATTTGTTTTTCCACTCTCTTTGCCACGTTGGGTGAGTTTCCGGCCACTGACGCGCCGCACGAATTTCATCCATAAACGCAGCACCGGGAATATAAGGATTATCCAACAAAGTCCACTCATGATAAGAATATCCATGCTTGTGTTCCTGTGTTATTTCATAGAAATAGCCTTTGGGGACAGGTCCAGGTGTACCAGTAATGGCTAACCAGCTATCTTTATAATCGGTTAGAGTGGGGGTTATTACATCGTCTACCAATGATTCAAGATGGTCTCCAAAATCTTGCGCCTCATCTATGGCGACACCGGGTGACTTAACTCCTTTTAGACGCCTAATGAAATTTTTCATGTCCGCGCCAAGGAGACGTAGTTTAGCCCCATTGGGATATATCATTTCCAGCTTAGATTCCTTGAATTCACAGCCTAACTTGTATTTCTCGTTAAGTTCTAACAGCACTGGCCACATAATAGCCACGGCAGAATCTCTAGTTAAACTAAGATAAATACATTGGGAGTTTGGATATTTCTCCAATGTTTTCATGAATCTAATAGCTAACGCTGTTGATTTTCCTGCGCGTCTTGAGCATTGTGCTACAAGGAACCTAGACGGGTCTTCAGTGAATTTACACTGTAATGGGAAAGATTGGCCTAAGTTCAATAGCTTAGGCGCAATCTTTATGTAAATCCCATTATCGTCTTTGGAGGCATCCTGTGATGCATCAGGATTAGAGACAATGCGCCTAGTCATGCAAGCTGGACAACTTTAATGTTCGTCCAAGGAATGAGAAAAGAGACTTTGCCGTCAGCAGATACTTCAACACCGTCGATTTCTCTAGTCATTTCCAGACCTTTAAAACTCTTACCAGTGTTAGGTAAAACAATTCCTAATTCACCCCAACCAACAACGTGAATACTTTCTTTAGCTTTAAGTTGTGTAACCAATCGTTTTTCACTCATGACTTAGCTCCTTCGGCAATAGGCGTCACTGATGCAATGCCAGCATCTTTAGCCTTAGCTTCCTCATCAGCTTTCGCCTTTGCCTTAACTTCAGCGGCCCTAGAAGCGGCAGCTTCAAAGTTAAGATCTTTTAGTGTTTGGTTAAGTAGTTCCAAATCCTTGGTAAATGTGAAAATCCGATATTGAAGATCGCCAGCCCTAGTGCAGAGACTAGCATATTCACCTTGGATTTCCGAGACGGAACGGGGTTTCTTTTCATTTTCAGCCATAGTTTTTCCTTTCTATTCCAAATCGAAGGGGTTGAAACGTAAGGGATGCGTTTTAAGGATGGCCCTTCCGACATCCGTTAAATTTGACACAGTAGTAATGTTCGTCGGCACTAAGGCTTTAGCAATGCCCACAGAGCGCCATGCCTTCTTAACGAACACCCATACAAGTGTATTCTTGATACACACCGAATAGCCTAGTATAACGTCATTATCGTCGGCTAGGCAAGCTATTTTAACTATGGTGTCCGGTCGGCCCAGAATGTTGTCTATAACCGCCTGTTGCACCTTAAAATAAACATCAGACACAATTTGGCCATACCATTCATTGCCGTAACGAAGTCCTCTTAACCAAGTGGCCAAAATGAAATTGCGATCTTCGGGCACGCTATCGCGAATCTTTATCAACTCCAGTTTATTCATAAATTATTGGTTTCTCTCATCAATTGGCTAAGCTCTTTAACTGTGTTCGACACCAAATCCTTGTAAGCAGTGTGGCCTCTGGCTTTAAGTCGCCGAACGATTTCCCTAATAGACTTGCCTTCCGAGTGATATTCCCAAATTAGCATCTCTCTTTTATCCGCAAATTTATGGTCTGAGAGAAACTGTCTGGCCAAGCGATAGTATTCCTCTTTAACCTCAAATGTCGTCGAACCAAGCATTTTTTGTCTATATCTGAAATAGTCTGCGTGAGAGGTAAGAAGCTCGCCATTTTTATTCTCGATATCGACAAATCCCGAATCTTTCAATCGTTTGTACCATTTGTCCCGAAGTTTCTTGAATTCTTTACTGTGTAGATCCATTAGCGGGCACCGCATTGGCAGTGACTTCCGCCGCTTGTTGAGCTTTCTGTTGATTTTTGATATTTTCCATTACTGCCGCTCCGATTTGTGCGGCAGCGGCTTTACGGAGGCTCAAAAAGAAAAATCTCTTTGATTTATACGCCTCTGTAGGTCCAAGCCTTAAGAGCATAGTCGCCAGAGCAAATTTAGTCGATCGAACATCGACAGGTAGTTGGTAAGTGTCAATAATACTCTCTGACCATATTTCAAATTCGCGCATTCCGATTGGAGTGGCGCTAGGAAAGCAATCCCTTAGCTTCTGTAAAAACCGCTTAACTTTCAGTACGAAATTGTTCATACTCCTAACTTAACAAAGAAGTTAAGAAAAAGCAACAATAATTTTAACAATTTTTAAGTTCTCGAAATCATTGGTAAATCTTCTTTATTTACATGAAATTTTATTAAAATACCATGTAAATTATCTCACTAATGCTCTAATACGCGGCCTAATTTGCAGCACAAAGATAATTGTATAGCCAAGTGATTTTAACACCTTAAAACTTTCTACTGAGATTTGTGTCACCGCAACGGTCTTTTTCATGGTTTCTTCTTCACTAGTGACAAAGCGCCTTGAATCATAGTTTTATATGCATCATACAATTCAACTGGAAGTCCTAACTCGGCAGCTTTTTCTTTAGAAATCTCTAAAATTTCCTGTCTGGTGAACATCTGACATCCTATAAAAATTAAGTTTCTAGTAATAGTTACAGACCATTTCATAGGTACCTGTAAAACGATAATGGAATCAATAGAATCAACCAGTGCGTTGCCGTATACCAGTGCGTCGCCGTATACATGTGCGTTGCCGTATACCAGTGCGCTGCCGTATACCAGTGCGCTGCCGTATACCAGTGCGCTGCCGTATACATGTGCGTCGCCGTATACACGTGCGTTGCCGTATACCAGTGCGTCGCCGTATACCTGTGCGCTGCCGTATACATGTGCGTCGCCGTATACCTGTGCGCTGCCGTATACATGTGCGTCGCCGTATACCTGTGCGCTGCCGTATACCAGTGCGCTGCCGTATACCTGTG